GACTAATATGATTGAAGGAACAGGGTCTATTGTTTATTATTGTGGAGAGGCTTTAGATGATAATGCTGCAGCAGTCTCGACATTAGACCCAAACTTATATTATTCAGATGATATTGAGGCAGAAACAACAGCCGGGACTTTAAACCAAACTTATGCATTAGAATTATCAAAAAATTATGATACGACTGCTTTTGATATTCCACAAGTGGTTAAAGGAACGGGGTTGGTTTCAATATCGTTCGGAGTATACGGACACGCATCAGCAACTATTTATGGATATGTAAAGGCAGTTTTGCAAAGGATGAGAGGTGCAGTTTCAACAACAATCGGGACGGGGCAGAGTGCGGTTATAACAAATGATGGAGGAGCGAGTTGGGATTTGAAAGCCACTGCCTTATCTTTGGATTTAACAGCAACTTCTTTAAAAATTGGAGATAGTTTAAGATTGACGATATATGGATATATGAAGAATAGCACGGGGTCTTTTGGGGGGAAGATAGCATGGGGGCAGGACCCAAGAAATAGAGACGGGTCTGTCTTGACAGCTGCAGGAAACATGAGAACAGATACTCAAATTAAAGTGCCTTTTAAAATCCAACAATAACATGGGACAATTAGACATAGGTAGTGCGCAGTATGGAGACATGAATAGCCGGGTGGCTGATGTAACAATCGACACACAGCAAACCGACGGAGTTACTGAGCAGAAGGAGACGAGGTGGCAGAATAGCAAATGGACGACGTGGTTTGGAATTTACAAGGAAATCCCCGAGGTTAAGATAGCCTTTGACATGAGGGCGGTTTGGACGATTGGCAACGGGTTTCAAGCAGATAACAGAACAACTGTGATACTCGATAACATTACCGGCTGGGGAGTAGATACATTCGACAGCATTCTAAAAAACATGTTCATAATTAAGAGAGTTGCTGGAGATAGTTTCGCTCATATCATTCGGGGAGATGATGGGACGCTTCTTAATCTCAAACCTCTCGACCCGGGAAGTATAGTTACGATTGTTAATAAAAAGGGAATAATCACGGGATATGAGCAAACATCGAAAGTCGAGGGAAAGCGTCCAAAGAAGTTTAAGCCACAAGAGATATTTCACTTAACAAATAAGAGGGTAGCTGATGAGATACATGGCACATCTGACATCGAGGCACTCGAAGCCATCATCACTGCAAACAAAGAGAGCTTTTCAGACATACGTAAGTTAATGCACAGATACGTTAAGCCGATGATGAAGTTTATTTTAGATACTGATGACACAACAAAGATAAACGCATTTGTAAAGAAGTATGATGAGACAGTCAATAAAGGAGACAATTTGTATCTACCTAAGGGGACGGTAGAACACGAGCTTATAGCAGTCCCCTCGAACGCAACTCTTAACCCAATCCCCTGGCGAGACCATTTAAGGAATTACTTCTTTCAGGTTGTTGGCATACCTCAGATAATTCTCGGCTCGTCAGGGGAGTTTACTGAGAGCACCGCAAAGATAGCCTACCTCGCCTTTGAGCAGTCCGTAAAGGATGAGCAAAACTACATCGAGGCGCAGTTGTGGAGCCAATTAGCAATCAGAATTAAACTCGAGTTCCCGGCAAGTCTTAAGAACGAAATGCTAAGCGATGCCTCAAAGGATGAGACACAGGGCGCAGTTCAGCCAAATGACGTTACCGCGGGGGTGGGCGAATAATGGCAAGTTGGTATGACTTTTTTCCAAAAAAGAAGCGGGATATAATGGATATTCTATACCCGCAGTCGAAAGTAGACCCACAAGACCTCGGGGTGTCGAGGTTTAAGCCTCTACCCGAGAAGGCACCTGTTACAAAAACTACATCTCCAACACGAGATCCGACCACTGCTAAAAAAGGGAAAGCAGAGTTTAAGACTATGGACACTAAGGGGGGTATTAGTGAGCTGGAAAGGATAGAGTTAGCAACAGCAAGAGCCGAAAGAGCGGGTGCACCTATTCCTATTCTCGCTGATGGGAAGTTTACAGATGAAGCGGATATTAAGGCACGTCAAGAGGAGATAGAAGCAAGAGAGGAACAGGCGAGGTTAGCGGGTTTTCAGGGCGAGACAGGTTCGGGGGAGTTAGGACAGCAACTCGCCCAAGACATTCTCGGAGCGCAACCTGTAGCACCTCAGGGATTGGCGGAGACTATAGCAGAGATGGGATTAGAACCTGTCGAGGCGTTGGCGCAATTCTTTGGCAGATATTACGGAAATCAGATTACTGACGATTGGAGTGATGAGATGGCTAAGACTACCTTTGGGAAAGGGTTTGGTCTTGCTACGGTGGGGGCAGGGGCGTTGGGAGTTATGGCGGCGGGAGTGTTAGCGGCTGGGGCTGTTTCGGGGACTGCGGCTGGAGTAGCAATAAAGGGGTCTGTTTTTGGGACGAACACAGCTCTTAGGACTGCAGTAGCAGGGTTGGCGTTGTATACCGTAGGTGGCGGAGTGTTTGATTATAGAGGGAAGGAAATGGACAATCTAAGGCAAGGGATGCAAAAGATGGTAGAGGATGGTGAGAGATTGGAGGCGGCTAATAGAAACGGGTTACCCTCGGGGGACACTATTGAGTTACTTAATTCTATGGCTGAGGAAGTGAGTTTTGCAGAGAGCAGAATACAAGAATTAGGGAAGTGGAATTTGCAATATAGGGTGAGTAAAGAATACATCTTAGATATGCAGAGGGCGAGGAGTGCAAGAGAAGCAATACTTAGGAGGGTGTTGGCGGTAGAGAACACAGCGGCTACAGGACAAGCGCAGTTTAGTCCCGAGAAGTTGTTATATACTGCGGCGTTGTTTGAAAATGAGTAGAGCAGATAGGTGGTTGTTTTATATCCTGTGCTTTCTATTGGGAGTATTGGGGTTTAAGTTATGATGAATAAAATAAATTGGAAGTTAGTGGCGGTTGGAATTGTATGTTTGACAATCATACAAGTTTGCGCTATGTTTAACGGAATTAATGGGACGTTTAGAACCCTCATCGTTGGGCTTATTGCAGTCGCAATCGGTATCACTCTCCCTTTAGATAAATTTATAAAGTCGGAATAAGTAGGTATAACATGCCAGACGAACCGAAAGAAAAGACTGAGCAGAAACCCGAAGGGGAAAAAGAGACTGCGGATAAGGTTAGGGAGGAGGCTGAGAAACTAAAAAAAGAGAACGACGAACTCAGCAAGCAACTCAAACGTAGAGAGGAGCTGAGAGCACAAGATAAGTTAAGCGGAACAAGCGAGGCGGGGGAAGTGCCACAACCGCCAAAGAAACTAAGCGACAAAGAGTATGCTGAGCAAGTCCAAAGAGGTGAAGTAAATCCTTTGAAAGACGATGGGTTTGGATGAGCAACTTCTAAAAGATGAAATCAAAAAAGGGGAAGCGGCGATTAAGAGCTTCAAAGAAGGTATCGAGATTCACAAGATTGTTAATAGGGCGTTTGAGGAGGAGTTGAAAAAATGCACCTCTACCTCTTAACACGTGGGACTTTGAGAGCTGTCCGAGAATGGAGAGAGGCTCTTTCTAATTGTTATCTACCGATGGAAGTTAAGGATAAGAATGGCAAACTCGGGCAAGCGATGGCACAACTACAAATCAGGCCCGTCGAATTATATGAGGTTGTATTCCCCGAGGAGCACGAAAAGACTGTCATGGGATTAATCAAACCGATGACAGACCCCGCTATTTATGGCAAGAGATGGGGAAAATATCTAAGGTGGGTGATTAAAAAACTCGGATTAAAGCCACCTATCACCGACTTTAAACCTTCCCTACTACCACCCAATCCCGGCGTAACAGCGTTGGCATTAGGGACTAAGAAGGATAAGATTAATTGGGCTAAGAAGCCCGGACCCCATAGTTTTTTGGATGAGGGAAATATCCCCAGAGAGAACCTCTAAGCACGTATTCCATCGAAACATTTAAATAATAGGTATTCCAAGGTATTTCATGGCTAATGAAGCAACCATAATCGAACTCTCGGGTATGAACCCACATAACTTCACGGTAGCGGATGGGACTAATATTTCTAAAGGGACACTTTTGCAGTTATCAAGCGACCCAAACACAGTCTCAGCATCCTCGGCGGATAGTGAGGTTTACGCAGGTGTAGCCGCAGCAGATAAGGAAGCAAACGACGGGGCGACAACTTTGGCTGTTCATGTGCCGGGGCAAGGGAATGTTTTTGATATGACGTGCGGAGGGGCTGGGGTTACGCTTGGGGCGATGGTGAGTTTATCTGGCGCTAATGTAATTAAAAACGCAACTGAGGCGGAGTTCCCAACGGGTGATGTTATTGGACAGGCACTCAAGACAGGAAGCGCGGCTGAGGTTATAAGGGTAAGGAGTTAAGATGGCACCAACAAATCTAACAGTAGGGGCAGAGGGCATTCGTGGAGAAAATATAGAGCGAGCAGTAAAAGGCTTCGCAGAGCAGGCTTACAAGATGAAGCAGGTATGCCTACAAGTCTCCTCGTCTAATTGGACTGAGACTTACTACGCTGAGGACGCCGCTGAGTTGACAGGCGGGACGGGTTCATCTATTACGGGAGTGCCAAGAGGCGCGGGCTTCCCATACGTAGAACCAAATTGGACTAAGAAGTCGGCACAGCACGTTAAGTATGCAGCTGAGGGAGTTATCTTTATGGAGGATAAGATGACGGACGCTATTGATGTTCAGGCACGAACCCTAAAGAGAGTGGCTCAATCGGTGGCTTATGCTGTTGATACTGCTATTCACACCGGAATAAGCGGGGCAACAGGGGTTAACACTTTGGCGGCTTCGGCTACATGGGATAACGCTACGATTGCTTTGAGAGACCCAATAGGCGACATCCTTCACGGGATTGAGTATTGTGCTGTTGATGACTACGACATCCTCGCTAATGGCTTCCTATTGCTTCACCCAGAGGACTACACAAATCTTTTAATGAACTCGAAGGTAATTAACAACCCATCCTTTAAGACTGCTGACGTTGTAAGTAATGGTGTAGTAGGTCAAATTTGCGGCTTAAAGATTATTGTAAGTCGGGCTGTTACAGCCAACCAGCCGGTAATGATTAAGTATGGCTGTGCTGTTTGGAAGAGTGCGGCAGGTTTGACTACAAGAGTAATCGAGGAGCCCGGAATTAAATACACGATAAGGGCGTGGGAAATCGGGCAACTTCAAGTAACAGATCCCGAGGGTATTCACGTAATTACCGCAGCATAATTTTTATGGCAACTGACTTATTCAGGCAACATCAACTACGAATGAGTAGGGGGCAGAGATTTTCTCGTTTAGAACCAGACACCAAAGAGCCATCTAATCAAGCAGACATGAGATATTACAACAAATTTAAGGATGCCTCCGAGGAAGAGATTAGACATTTTGTTGCGGCTACTGATTCGAAGTCGAATGCTGATATTGTAGCGATGGCTGACGCTTTTGTAATTGCTAAGAAAGAGACACCGAAACCAAAATCAAAGAAAAAAGTAGAGGAGAAGAAAGATGGTTGAATTAGTAGGAGACCCATGTATTCCGAATATTTTAATTGTTCCAGTAGAGGACACCCCAGCCAACCAACCACAGATGAGTGGGGCTTTGTTTATCTCGGGGTCTGTTCTTTGGTTTCATATAGCAGGAGGGGCAGTAGCCGCGACTTAAAATGGCAACAGGAGATTTATCAGCGAGCACTTTGGTTTTATGTTCGGGACCAACTGAGGTTCATGACGCTATCGAGACTTTAAACTTACCATCGGTTACAGATAAATTAATTGTTGTCCCGATACCTAATAGCCCAGACCAGTTCTATGTTGGTTCAGTAACAATAGAGGCTTAATTCTTATGGCAGTAGTATTAGGGACTAATTCTGGATTTGTCACAGTAGCCCCAACGAGTGACCCTGGTGCTTTTTATGCCCCAGAGATAGATGACAATGCTTTTGTAACAAAAGATACTTCCCCAGAAACAGCAATAAAAATTACAGAGATAGGTTGGTGGTGTGATAATGCAACAGAAGAAGCTAATTTTGAAGTCGGACTTTACGCTGCTGATGGTGAAGTTGTCCCAGGGGAAGCAGGCACTCTTTTATATTCTGATACTACAAATGCTAAAGGAACAACTGCTGGCTGGAAATCTGTTGCTGTTGATTGGGAGATAAGTGGAAATACTGTATATTGGTTAGGAGTTCAATTAGATAATACGGCGACGGCGACGGCGACAAACCATGACACAAATTTTGGTTCTGGTAACGATTTCTTGGCAGCGAGTATAGAAACTTTACCAAATCCTTTCGGTGGTGGGGCATTATCCAACGCTAATGGGAAAACCACTCTTTATGCGGTTTGGGAAGCAGAAGCCCCAACAACAGGCGGGCAGGACGGACCATACGTATACTAAAATATAAAAACCCACTTATCCTAACTATTCTATGGCACAACGTGGACGACCTCGAAAGATGGAGAACCTTTTTAATGCTCCATCTAAACAGCACGTTTTTACTGAGGGGAATAAGTCCGCTGGTATTCTCGACGACTTCGCTGTGCGTAAGGTGATGGACACACAGGAAGGGACGATTACAAAGGTGCCCGTTAATAATTATGACATAGTTAATAAGGCTTATGCTGATAGTGTTGGAGGTGGGGATAATTATTGGCTTAGTGGTGGGGGCATACTCCAACCCGTTACAGACAGCCATCAACTCAGCGCTTCAAATCTTATTATCGATGGTGTTATTTCAGGTGGGGTTATCACAGGGACTAACGTTACAGCAGGAGCAGACCCGGGGCACACCCATACCGCCTACGCCGCTGCCTTAGGGGCTGACGATAACTATGTAACTGACGCCGAGAAGATAGTGATTGGGAATACATCTGGCTCTAACACTGGCGACCAAGACATCTCGGGGATAACAACCAACGCTTCAAATATAACTTATCTTAGTGGGACAGTCGTCTCCAATTTAAGCGGAAGCGTAACAACTAACACCTCAGATATATCTTATCTAAGTGGGACTATCGTCGCTGGTGATATTGCTGATATGACTTACCTAAGCGGGACGGTGGTCGCAGATATAGCCACAGATGTCGC